GGCAAGGGGTATTTAAAATAATTTTAATTGTAATTATTGTTTTATGTATTCTCTGGGCCGTATTTATGGAAGGGTTTTGCATAGGCCAAAAGCACTCCAAAAAAGAAAATTATTTATATTTTAATGCGACTAAAGATTGTTTGGTAGGTAATTCAACCTTATCTGCTCAATTCGCTTCTGATATGGAAAAAATCGGTCAAGTTAGTAATGGGAAAGTAAATGGTATGAGGGTATGGTATGAAAAGAAAAACTATACGCACAGGTAAAAAATTGCCGAAAAATGGCGTTCTGTCCTTTGAGGAAAAAGAACATAACGAGGCTTTTAGATATAATTGACAAATGAAAAAGGCTAAGAGAAAAAAATGCAAAGACAAAGATTTGGTATATTTCTTGTTGTTTGTTTGGGCATTATTACGGCATTAAGTAGTTGTGCTACTACGACACTGACGCCAGATAAACGCACTATAACCAGCGAAATAGACATATATAATAGTGAGGAGCAACTAATTATAAAGGCATTTACCCTAGCTGGCGAGAACCAACATAATGTCTGTCTTGCTATGGAGAAACTAAAACAATCTGGTATAGCGGTGGAACTCGAAAGCATCTTTGATTATATAATAAGAAATGACCGACCCACAATTGACTGGGATAAACAGGATAAATGGACGCGTGATTTTTATAATCTGCTTATGAAGGGCAATTTTTTTGAGACTGTCAGGTATAACTATTTAATATTAAAAAAAATGAACCAAAAAGGAAGGTAAAAATGAATAAAAAAATGTTTTTTTTAACTTTTTTAATTTTAACGGTTATTTATCTGATTTGTTCTTATATGAACTATCCGTTATATATGGCATTAACACGTTGTGCCGGGTCCTCTCAATATGTTTTTATGACATATTTTATTGCGATAGGTATTTTATTCTCTATGCTCTATCTCATATTGCAATCATTTTTACTTAATAATCGTCAAGCTGATTTTAAATTGCTTAAGGTATTTCTTAGTTTTGCGGGCATGTGTTATGTATTAATAGCAACCCTTATAATCTCTGTAATTCATACGCCTGCACATCAAAAATTGTTTTTTGACTTTATAGCGGGGCGCGCTGATATAACATTGATTGAATTACCCCGTTATATGTTGGATGCTGAGGGTTTAGATACACTATTTTGTTTTGTTCTTGCCTTAATTTCAGGCTATTTAGTGTATTCAAAAAAGGAGATATTTGATTTTCAAAGGTTTTATGTTACTTTTTGTGCCTGGACCATAATTCTTATTATGAAAGAGTTTATGAAAACATATTTTCCTGAAAGACACGCGGATATGGGGGATATTGTGAATAATATGATAGGTGGAGTATTACCGGGGCTTTTACTAAGTATGAAAGGACTTTGGGGAGGGCCTGGATCAGGTAAGGAAAAATATTTCAGAGAACTCGAAGAACAAAATAAAGAGGATGGGTATTAAATGGGGAGACTTAAAGATGACTGGCGGTGTAGGAAACAGTTGCAGGAAATTTTAGACAAGCGGTGTATATCCTGTTGGAACTGCTCAAACTTCCTTATGAAGCGACATTGGAAAAAGGTATGGTGCGATATTTTCAGGAGCCGTTATAAATACGATTTGACGACGATGTTTCACTTCCCGAACCTCATAAAGCGCGCCGAGAACTGTGAGGAGTTTGAACCGATTTACGATACATACTATTAATTCATTGCTAAAAGTGCCTTTTTTGAATATTGAATATGGTATACTTATACAAAGAAAAGTAAAACTGTTAGGTTAGCTACCTGACTGAAACCAATAAAGACTTTTAGTAAAGTCTACAAGGCAAATCTTGTGCACAAGCAAGGTTTGCCTTTTTTATTGGAAAGGGTAAATGCCTAAATACACACTTGAAGTAGCCAAATGTTTCAACAAATAAGTCAGATAAGGGTTTGGATACCCATTAACATAGAGGAAACTCATTTGGCTACTCCCTGAATTTAAGAAAAGGTTAAATGGATAAATTAACAGTTAAGCAGTGCAAGTTCATAAAACATTATATCAAAACCGGTAATGGTTCTGAATCTGCACGAGTAGCTGGATATAAAAACCGTCATTCTGCTTATGAAACCTTAACAAATCCACACATTATTAGTCTTTTTGAAGAATTAATGGAAAAAGAAGGCATTACTGATAAAAAATTAATTGCTCTAATTTTTGAAGGCCTTAACGCCACAAAAGTTATATCAGCGCAAGTAATAATCAATACTAATAAAGCAGGGTCGTTAGAAAAAGCAGAGCCACAAGTTAAAGAAAAAATCGCTGATGAGAAAACAACCGATTTTATAGATGTTCCCGATTTTGCTGTTCGGCATAGATATATTGAAACTGCTTTAAGATTAAAAGGGCGACTCAAAGATATTCTAAATATTGATAACTCAAGAAATATAATGAATATTACTGTTCATAAGGTGGATTTAGAAGAACGAATAAAAGTATTGGGAGCGAATCGCATTGAAAACCTTGTGTAGTGGGTTAGATAGATTGCAGTCCTGTCGATTATATGGTGAGGTTCTTAAATCTGGTGATACAACTGCATTAAGGCGATTATGCAAAGAAGATTTATTTTTTCTTATACTTATAGCGTGTCAACGTAAAGATATAAATAAAGGCTGGGTTTATGATAGATGCCGGGAAGTGGAGGCAGACTCTGATGGTTACTTGGATTTATGGGCCAGGGAGCATTATAAATCAACACTCATAACATTTGGTAAATCCATACAAGATATTTTAAATAATCCTGAAATTACAATAGGGATATTCAGCCATACGCGCCCTATTGCAAAATCTTTTCTTGTTCAGATTAAACGAGAGTTTGAGATAAATACCTTTTTACAGGATTTATTCCCTGATGTTCTTTATGCGAACCCGCAAAAGACTTCTCCTAAATGGTCGCTTGATGATGGAATTATTGTTAAACGCAAGGGGAATCCCAAAGAATCAACTATTGAGGCTTGGGGTCTTGTAGATGGACAACCTACATCCAAACATTTCCAAGTCCTCGTATATGATGATCTCGTTACAAAAGAGTCTGTAACAACGCCTGAAATGATACACAAGGTAACTGAGGCTTGGGAGTTATCTCTTAACCTTGCAGGCCAGAATTGTAAAAAAAGGCATATAGGAACTCGATATCATAGCAATGATACATATAAAACCATTATAGATAGAAATGCGGCCATTCCCCGGATTTATCCCGCGACAGATAATGGAAAACTCAATGGTAAGCCGGTGTTACTAACCCAAGCACAATTTGATGAAAAAATCCGGGATATGGGTAGTTATGTGGCCGGTGCGCAGTTACTTCTTAATCCCCTTGCTGATAATGAAATGGGGTTTAAAACAGAATGGATTATGAATTATGATTTTTTAACAAACCACGAGAAATGGAATTACTACATTCTTGCTGACCCTGCCTCTAAGAAAAAGCAAACAAACGATTATACTGTTATGGCTGTTATCGGTCTTGCACCCGACCAGAATTATTATCTTGTTGATGGCATTAGGGACAGGCTTAACCTTACCGAAAGAACTAAAAAATTGTTTGAGTTACATAGAAAGTGGCATCCCAAAAATAGTGGTTATGAGGAGTATGGTTTGAGTTGTGATATTGAACATATCAAATATGTCCAAGAACAAGAAGGTTATAGATTTTTAATTACTCCTATTGGTGGTTCTATTGGAAAAAATGACAGAATAAGACGGCTTGTCCCTATCTTTGAACAAAGGCGATTTAGATTGCCTCATCAGTTACTATTTAGAAGCGTTGATGGTAAAGTTCACGATTTCATAAAGGAGTTTATTTCTGATGAATACAGCACATTTCCAGTATGTTCTCACGATGATATGCTTGATTGCATATCTCGTATAGTTGAACCTGACTTACATACGAGATTTCCACAACAAACATCTTCGCCAATCCAAACCCACGCCGTTAGCGATTTTAACCTATTTAACAATTAGGAGGTCTTATATGTCTTTCCTGTTTGGTAGTTCTAAAAAATCAGAGGTTCCCCCGGTTCCTGCCCCCGTGCCGGCTCCGGCAGCGGAAGCGGCAGTTAAAGAAGATGAAACAAAGAAAATCAGGAAAGGCGCGGCGCAGTCAACTATTCTGACAAGCGCGCAAGGTGTCCTTGAACCCGCGGCGACAAAGAAGAAAACACTCCTGGGAGCGGAATAATGGACACGAAACAACTTGTAAAATTATTCACTACCTTAAAATCGGCGCGTTCAACATGGGAAGGTCATTGGCAAGAACTCGCGGATTATTGCCTGCCTATCAAAGCCACGATTACACAACAGAGGTCATCGGGTCAGAAGTTAAGACCTGATATATATGATTCAACGGCAATGGATAGCGTAAATGTATTTGCCGCGGGCCTGCATAGTTATCTTACTAATCCATCCTCAAAGTGGTTTGCCCTGGGTTTAAAACAAAAGAACTTCGCAAAAAATCAGGAAGTAAAAGACTGGCTCAAAGAGGTTGAAACTATACTATTTGGAGCCTTTAACGGTTCTAATTTTAATCAGCAAATCCATGAGGGGTACATTGATTTTGTTGTATTTGGCTCAACGTGTATTTACGAGGAAGAAGATTTTACAGACGATATAAGGTTTTTCTGCCGGCCCATATCCGAGGTATTCCCTATTGAGAACGAGCGTGGTCAGGTTGATATGCTTTATAGATATTTTACTTACACAGCGCGTCAGGCAAAACAGCGATGGGGAAATAAATGCGGGGAGAAGGTCAATAAGGCTATTGAAGCTGGCAAGTGGGAGGATAGGTTTGATTTTCTTCATATAACAATGCCA